CCAGGTCGTAGCGAGCCCAACCCCGGCAAACCCGTACATAGGTAGGGTACCCGAGCTGAGCTCCCGAAGTTGCTCAACGATCGCCCCGACCGAGCAAGTCACCACGCTGTAGGCGTTGGCGATGCTCGTCGCGGCCGTAGTCAAGAGCTCCATAGTGCCCTCGAAGTTCTGAAGGAACTTCAGATAGGCAGGAGCCCCTCCATTGGAAGGGTAGTAGGCAGCTATAGGCCTCCCCGCGTTCGGGATAGTCTTGACGGACGGACCAAGGAAGTCCGCCGAGGTGACAGTGCCCGTACTGTAGTACGTGGCCCCAGCCACACTCGGGATATGGGGTGTCTGAAGGACGACCTCATACTCCACCCAGAGTTCTCCGATCGAACCCGAGAAGATAGCTCCAGAGCTATCCAGAAGATTATCGCGCCCGACAATCAGGCGGCCGACATCTTCCGTGCGATCGGCTGTTGGGCCGGATTCGCTCTCATTCCAGTGGACCTTGAACTTTGTGAGATCAGTGGGATCGCAAAGCATCTTCGCGCTGGCCCAAGGCGCTGTGCGAACGCAGCCCTTGTAGCTCAGCATCTGAGCCTTATCAAGAGGCTCATCATCGGTGATGTCGTAGTCTATCGCGAGCATCGCGGCCCCCGACGTGGTCGTCGGGCACGATGGCTCATAGCGGAACGACAGCCGATTGAACGTATAGGTCTCATAGCAGCTGGCTAACCTGCTCAACCAGGGGAACAGATCTGCGTTCCGAGGGTTGACGTACCAACTGTCTGTCGCAAAGACGTCCGTGGGACCGTTCGTTACGTCTGAGACGAACTCCCGGTGACGGACCACCACACCATTAGCTTGAGAACTAATGGAGGCGACGTTGGGACTGATGACCTCCCCCAATGCCGTGGGGGCGATGCGGGAAGACCTGACCTTGGTCTTCAGGGACTCGGCCTTAGGTAGGCGAGACACCTTCTTTGCGCCTTTCGGCGCCGGACCCTTACGGGAATACATATCTGTATGGACTGCCCCAATATGAAAGGGGACTGTTCATCGTACTAGACGGGAATCATCCGCTGCTCCGTGCAGTCTCTCGGCATTCTGTTTAGCACGGCTCGAAGCCGTTTTGGGCATAGGTAGTACGACTCCATAACTCCGATTTCCTCCTTTCAGAAGGGGGACGGGGTCGGGACCCGTGAACCTCGAAAGAAATCCGCCAAGGGCGGGATCTCCCGGTTCGTGATCGCGAGAGGGGTGTCTCGGACGCGGACATACCGGAGCCGGGTATGGCAAAGCTCTCTTTTAGAGAGAAGCTTCGTCATATCCATTCGCATGGCTCGAAGTATCGACCGATCGACAGGTCGGTAGATCATCTCTGACCTGTCTACGTCCAAGGACCCACCTAATATCCCAACATGATGAAGAAGTTCTGGTACCTCGGACTCCATCTGACGCAATGGTGCGTAGATGTCAGTCATCCGGAAAGTACCATAGAGACTCTTCCTCCAGGAAGGAACCCGAGGATTCGGATCCTTCCCATGAAGGGACCTTCTCTGGCTAGTATCTTCGAAATAGCCAGTGTAAGGAGACGTCTGCCACCAATAGAGAAACGAGCCCAGCTTCCGTTGGAAACCCGTCAGGTGGTAGTCCACTCCTGCCTCGTCAGTAAAGCCTAGACCTCCGAGATCTTCCGAACCGAAAAGGTTCAGGAGACCCTTTGACGTGGCCGCTTCAATCATATCCCGGTTGTAATGCAAGAACCGGTGATGGGCTCTGACTTTGTCGAGAGCACCCCTAACGACGATCTCGTAAGATTGTCGGAGGGGCCTGTCTCCAAAAGTCACCGAGCCAGTCATGAGCTTCGACTGACCCGTGAGCAGTCCCACATTCAAGAAAGGGACTTCGATGAAGCAGCCATTCCGGAACATGAAGGCTGTCGAGTTGACGGTAAGGAAACTTGGGTGGACATAGTTCTTTCCCAAAGAGAACTCGAACCCGCATTCATGGACATTCCGGGCCCAGATGGCGTAAAGACGGCTATCTGCCCGGAAGAGGATATCGTCCCCGTTTACTAAGACAGGGAGGTCGTCACGCTCGACGCGCCGACCTAGGTACTCCTCCAATGCGGACCAGTAGGTTATGAGATTCACCGCGCAGAGGATCGGGAACGACATCGTGGAACCCATCAGCTGACCTCTCGTTTGGACGAAGGCCGCTAGAGCAGGGTTATGACGATACTTCCGAGGATACTCCACGTGCTGTGGATAGATGAGTTTCTGAAGGAGGCCCCGCACAGTTGGGTCTATCTCAGCTCTGTCCGCCACAGCTTCAAAGGCTGTGACCGAGTAGGACTGTTTAAGACTATCTGTGGCACCGGCATAATCACCAGAAACCCAGTAGGGAAAGTCTAGACTGAGACGCTTCTCACGTTCCAAGATACCATAGAGGTCGGACTTATCCAAAGTCCGACCCGTAAGAGCTAGCTGCGGTAGCGTTTGCATATACCGCCACATCGAGGCTTGGAAGAACCGTGATAGCCATGTAGGGAGGGCCTCTGACTTCGTTATGAGGCGGACCTTCAATGGCTCTAGTACGGCCGATACCTGTACATTGACGGGAGTTGAAGACTCCCCCACGTTTCTAAGTACCTGCGCCGCCAGACGTTCAACCTCCTCTACGGGGATATCGGTCCGAACCTGGACAACTCGCCCGGGTTCGGCTTCATACATACCGTAGAGGTACTCCTCGGGTTCTCGGATCTCACAACAAAAATGAGATCCGGAGACCGGCTCCTGGCGTCCCCGCAGGGCGGAGCGAATCCATCCCCTGGCCCCTCCGCGGGACCGTGGATTCTCATAACTCGCCGAGGTGGAAGCCTCCTTTAAATGAATGCGACTAGGTGTCATCGCTTTGAAGAAGCGACGAGCATAGACTTCAAACTGGGTCTGGTAAGACCAGTCGAAATCATCGGACTTCATCAAAGTCCGACGGTGCTTCACCATAGCCGCCTCAATGAAGGAGGGTGGGACTACCTCCGCTCCACGCTTCACACCCTGTTGAAGATTTACCAACAGGTGTTCTACGGTAGGCGATGGCCTACTATTTATACGGGCCTTAAGCATCCGGCGGATGGGCCCGGTATAGACGAGCGGATTACCTTGGAAACCCTCCGGCTTAACCGGTAGGGCCGTCCGACAAGATTCCGCGACCACCCCTCCTTTGCGCAAATGCGCCGCAAGAGGGTAGACCGTCCAGTACTTGGCGAACGAAACGAAGGACTCAATAGGCCATGTCAACATGGCTTTGAGTGCGGAAAGTTGGCTATCGGCAGCAAAGCCGATAGTTTTGGGGACAGCATCGTAGAGGGCCTCCAGCCCTGCCCGCGCCAATTTGAGCGCGTGGGTCGGCTCCGCAGCGGAGTCGATACGGTACTGCATCATACCAGAACAAAGACGCGACGGTACCGGTCCTCGCCACCCGAGGAGAGATGCATACCTACACATGTAGGACGCTCTCTCCTCTGGGAAAGTGGCGAGGAACCGGGACGGGCCATCCCGACCTAGGGAGCCCAATACCTCATCGATGAAAGACAGGGGATTCATTCTAAACGGATGATGAACCTGATCTATGATCTGGG